TTCAACCATTGAATCGTCTTCTGGCCTTTGAATTCGTCTATGACTACTAGGTCGTAGTCGTCCGAATATTGGTCGTAAAACTCTTCCGTTGTTGGCATATGGTACACTGACAGATATTTCTCCAACCACTCTACCAACGAAGTCTTCCCAAGATTCCTCGGACCCCATATGTATAGCTGAGGGGCCTTGAATGCTCGATTCTGTCGAACATTCGAGCATATCCACTTCGCTATCTGAAGATTAGCGTCAGTGAGGCCGTCAAGAGAAGGAGGTACCCAATCAAGCTTTTGCTTCTTGGATTTCATACATTTAACCCAACTCTCGTACTCTTCGATCTTCCTCTTATTGATCATCACATACCCCTTGAACTGTCCATCTATCTCCTCCAAACTCTTTCCGTCGTGGAGCATCTGCGCAACGGTCTCGTTCTTCTCAGCTCTCTTCTTCTTGATCGACTCAACATCCACGCCTTTCGCTACCCAATTCGTACCCTTAGTACAATACTCTACCCATGCTTTAACACTCTTCGTTACCTGATAATTCCCATGCTTTCCACCAATAAAGTCAAAACATCCAGGAGAACAGAATGTTTGCTTGTCCCTGAACTGAAGGAACACGTGAAGGTGAGGTGTTCCATCCTTGTGGTCTTCTTCGCAGACCAGGTAGCCTTTCAGAGCGTCTGGCCACTTCTGTGTTATCCGCTCAACGGCTACTTCTTTTTTGATAGCACACTGAGGGAAAGTAATTGTGAAGTTCTTTCCCTGCATGCGGAACCTCTTCTTCTCCGACTTCGGCTTCTCTTTCGGAGCCTCAAGAGTCTCATCCTCAGGGGAGAGAGGTCCCTCTAGGCAAATGAGCTCGTCATTTTCCACATCAGACCCAGGGTAGGCAGGTTCTGATAAGTCGACTAATGTCTCCATGTCTCCGGTGGGCGCTAGTAATATTATAGCGCCCTGGAGACTCACTACCTTTATACCCGTAAATAACCAGGATTACGTGTATCCCTCGCTAGATATTTGTGTGTAAGATATTTTTCTTGAACCGTTCAAAGTCATCTTCCGCTGATCTCCTAGGGAATTACCTTATCCGAATACACCCGATGTTGGCCCGCACCCTACGCGATTTCATCGCTTCGGGGCTCGTAGCTTTGATAATATCCGATATGAGTGAGGTCATCCGTCGGCTTCGCTGTGGTTATGTACGGCTGGGAGAGCATCGGCTGCGCTGGGAACAGGCTGCGCCTGTACACCCAGCTCCGCGATTGCCTACCCGCAGCCTACGTCCGAGTTGTTCGTGGTATTGATTCTGTGAAGTGTGTGTTTGTTTGTGATTGGTGAGAGTGAGTATTTAAGTGATGTGATTGGTCAGTAGGCAGCTTATATGCAGAATAGCCAGACCCTCGATTCATTTCCCAAGACTCCTAAGAAGAGAGCACCTCTCAAGCGAACCAAGGAACAGCTATGGTCAAGTACACCAAGTCTAAGCCATATACCTCCAGATCTCGAAAGTATGCATCAAGCCGTCAAATCGTTAACAGAGCGGCTGCAGTCCTTAGAAAACGAATGGGTGGCCCTCCTCTCGGACCTGTCTCAACAAGAGGTTTCTACGGACTCTGGGACGGAAGAGGAAGAAATGAGCTAAAATCAGTAGAGAATGCGGCAATACAGGCGGCACCACTTAGCAACAGCACTGGCAGCGTAACCCTTATCAACGGAGTAGCAACAGGCACAGACTACACAGACCGCGTGGGAAGAAAGATAATAATCAAATCAATTTACATTCGCATGACTGCCTATCCATATACAACTGGTACCATCGATAACACCAAGGGTGAATGTCTCCGACTCATGTTAGTTATGGACACCCAACCAAATGGTGCTTTGGCTGCAGTTGCTGATATCCTTAACGGATCAGGTGACGTTAACGCTCCTATGAATCTCAACAATAGAGATAGATTCAAAGTACTCTACGATAAACAAATCGGTTTCCCCTCTTTCACTACAACCTCTGGGGCACTTGTAAACGGATCTCCCATGTTAAAACCTATCAAAATATACAAAAAGTGTAACCTCGAAGTTATCTTCAATGGAACTGGTTCAACCATTGGTTCCATTCAAACTGGTGCTTTGCTTGTTCTCCAACTATCTGCACATGCTGCTATTGAAACTCTCTACACTGCTCGTGTTCGATTTAGCGACGGTTAAAATAAAAATTTATTTTATGTAAGATCAGGTTTAGGAACATAGAAGTCTATGAAGCTGTCTACTTCAACTATCTCTAGTCTACATTCCAAAGTACTCAGCCTTCCATCGTTTGCTGCTTTCACATAGCATTCTGAGAGCGAGTAGTTGCTCAAAATTACTACCGGAAGGTTCTTGTATTTCATCGCCTGTGAGCCTTTCTTGCGAATCGGCATAGCGGATCCTTGCAAAAATTGATTCAACCATTGAATCGTCTTCTGGCCTTTGAATTCGTCTATGACTACTAGGTCGTAGTCGTCCGAATATTGGTCGTAAAACTCTTCCGTTGTTGGCATATGGTACACTGACAGATATTTCT